TGTTTGGCGATGACAATGAAGGTGCGCTATGGACAGAGGAAATGATAGCGCGAGGGCGCGTACAGTCATGCCCTGCATTAAAGCGCATAGTAGTAGCAATTGACCCAGCAGTGACAAGCAAGGACACGTCCGACGAAACAGGTATAATTGTTTCTGGTGAAGGGCATGACGGTCACCTCTACGTCTTAGAAGATGCGACAGATACTTACACGCCGACCGAGTGGGCGCAAAAGGGCGTACAGCTTTACTATAAATGGAAGGCCGACCGCATCATTGGTGAGGTCAACAACGGTGGCGACTTGATTGAAACTCTTATAAGGACTATCGATAAAAGCGTACCTTACAGGGGTGTTCACGCGACAAGGGATAAGCTTACACGCGCCGAGCCTGTAAGCGCGTTGTATGAACATAGCGACGTGCGCGAGAATATGGCCCACCACGTCGGCGAGTTCCCAGAATTGGAGCTTGAGATGACTTCATGGGAGGCGCAAAAAGGTGAGAAGTCACCGAACAGGATAGATGCTTTAGTATGGTCTGCATACGAATTAAATTTGGTAGGCAGAGTAGAATATAATTTTGGATGGTAAATATTTATTACTTTTGACTATGGGAATTCTCACACGATGGTTCAATCCTAACCTAAACGCTGAAATACAGCGTCAAACGGATATCAAATTGGCAGAGTTGATGCCGGGTCTGCAACAGAAAATCACTGCAAATCTATATAATCAAAACGTTTTCCAATGGCTAAACGCTGGGCAGATCATTGTTGATTACGAAAACAAATACAATTTCGTTATTGACGGCTTTCAGTCTAACGCCGATGTATATACCTGCATCGATTTGATAAGCAAGAAAGTAAGCGAATGTTCATACACAGTGTTTGAGATTAAGCAGGGTGTGACAAAGAAAGAATTAAAAGCTTACGAAAATTATCAGCAGTCGGATTCGATGTCTGGTAAGTTAAAAGCAATGCAACTTAAAGAGCAGCTTTTTATAGAGGTTGATAATTGCCCGATACATGAATTGTTGGAGCAGCCTAACCCAATGCAGAACTATGAAGATTGGATTACTGACTTAGCAGGCTTCTACCTTTGTACTGGTGACGGCTATATTTTCGGCAACGGCGTAAGTCCTGAAATGATTGAAAAGCAAATATGGTCTGAACTATATTGTTTGCCATCACATTACATGAAGATCGTTACAGGTGGCTATCTTAAGCCGATATTAGGTTATGAACTTATATCAGTGTTTTCAACTGATGTGCCGTTCCCAGCAAATCAAGTTAATCACTTTAAGACGTTCAACCCAGACTTTACAATGACTGGGGCTTCGCTTTATGGTCAATCGCCAATACGCGCGGTGTTCAAGAACGTCATTAAAGAAAATCAAGGCGAAGATGAACTATTAAAGCAAATCCGCAACGGTGGCGTAATGGGCTTTATATCGCCTGACGGATCAGACGCTAAGTTGACTAACGATCAGTTAGGTTTATTAAAATCTAAGATTGAGGATGCTAAAGCAGGTGAAGGCCTAATGGATAGGATATTCCCTTCGACTGGCCCGCTTAAATGGACACAGATAGGAATGCCGTCAACCGACTTGCAATTAATAGAATCTTTAGCTATTGACACAAAGAAGATATTTAGTGCGTTCCATGTGCCTATGATTTACTCAGGCTCAGAGGAAGCGAGTAATATGTCAAACGTATCAAGCGCGCCAAAGCAGTTTATCTATAACGCTGTATCGCCCTTATTGCGTAAGCTTAAAGCGTCAATCAATGAGTTTGTTTGCAGACCTTACGCTAAGACTTACGGCATTAAATATTACTTTGACTACGATATATCTTCATACCCTGAGATGTCCGAAGATATGACTAAGCTTAGCGACTGGCTCGAAGCATCATGGGAAATCACGCCAAACGAAAAGCGTGTTGCTAAAGGTTACGACCGTAGCATGGATCCGTTGTTGGATGAATATTACGCGCCGTCAAGCATTGTGCCGCTAAAGGATTTGTCTTTAGATTCAGCATATAACCAACCGTTCAATGGCGCAGGGGCAAACAAAGTATCATAAGACTTATTTAAGTCTACATCGGCAATATGAAACATTTGCTTACCCAATCTTTAAGAAAGCGTTGGATAAGCAAATCGACGTTGCGCTATCTTTGATTGACGCTGAAAATTTAGATAACATTGATTTGTATATTACTTATCTTCCTGGCGAGCCTATTAAAAAAGCTTTAGAGGAGGTCTATCCTCCTGTGGGCGAAAGTGCTGCAAAGTTTAGCTTTAAGTACATTCAAGCTACTGGCGACAAGATGGCTAAGAAAGATTTGTCGTTGTTCTTTAATAAAGAGTGGATTCAGAAGATGGTAGACTATTTGCTACTAAATGCAGCGGAAAAGATTAAAGGAATAACCGATACAACAATAAAGAGCATTCGCAAGGTGATTGCTGATTCGGCAATGATGAATCTATCGCGCGTGAATCAAGCTAAGTACATTCAAGAAACATTAAACAACCCATCTTTTAATCGTGATCGGTCTTTGCTTATAGCGCGCACTGAATCCACGACGGCAGCAAATGTCGGCATATCAATAGGCGCTGAAAGTAGCGACTACTATGTCAACAAAATATGGATAGCAACTAATGACAAGCGTACGCGGATGGATCATAGGATTGCAGAAATGCAAGAGCCTATTCCACCGGATTCACCGTTTATAGTTGGTGGCAACGAAATGATGTATCCCGGCGACGTAAGCGCGGATGCAGATCAGGTTTGTAATTGCCGTTGCGTAATGGGAACTGTTGTGCTAAAGGATGAGGATGGGTTACCTATATTAAAACCGCGCAAGACTGCTGCTGAACGGCAAATGTCTTATGCATAAAAAAATATTATAATATTATTATTTTTATTTAATTTTACACAAATGGAAGTTAAAGCGTTTTCAACCCAAATCGAAATAAAGGATGCCGATACTATGCAAGGCGTAGTGACTGGCTATCTTGCTAATTTTGGCTCTGAGGATAATGATGGAGATATCATTGATCCGGGCGCGTTTACTAAGTCTATTAACGAAAACGGGCCGACAGGCAAGGGATTTATAAAATACTTGTTAGATCACAACACTAAAAACAGTGTTGGTGTATTTACAACCCTTAAAGAAGATAGCGTCGGCTTATATTACGAAGCAAAGATAGGACGACACACCGCAGGGCGTGACTACCTTATGATGGTTGAAGATGGGATAATAAACCAACATTCAATCGGCTTCAGCCGTATCAAGCAAGAAGTAAAGGATAAAGTTAAATACATAAAAGAGGTGCGCTTATTTGAAGGCTCAGGCTTACAATTTTGGGCATCGAACGGCAATACGCCAATAACAGGCATAAAAGAAATGAACGATATTGTCGAGCGTTTAACTATCCTTAACAAAGCTTTGCGCGATGGCGCATATACAGACGATGGCTTTAAGTCTATCGAAACAGAAATAAACATTATAAATGAATCACTCAAAGCGATTAAAGCCGCGGATAGCACTTTGGAAGTTGATGAGCCGAATATATTAACAGGATTAATTAACGTATTATCACAAAACTAAAATGGACGAATTAGAAGTAAAAGCTGCAAAGCTACTCGAAAATAGCAAAGAAGCTACAATCAAAGAAACTAAATCTATGATTGATGCTGAGGCTAAATCCCTAACTGAAAAGTTAGATGCTGAAACAAAATCACGCGGTGAACTTGCTATCAAGTTTGAAGCTATTGAATCAGAATTAAAAGAAGTTAAATCAGAGTCACAAAGAATTAAGGTTGCTGCTGAAACTAAAACAACAACTTGGTCTGAAGGATTGAAAAGCGCGTTTGACGATGCTTCAAATTTGACTAATCTTCAAGAGTTTAAAGACAAGAAGATTAAGCAATTCACAATGGAGGTTAAGACTGTTGGCGATATGTCATTGTCTAACATCTCTGGCTTATCTGCTGCAAACGTAGAGATGCTTCCAGGCATTGTACCTTTCCCAAGCCGCAAGCTGCACATCCGTCAGTTGCTTCCGATCGGTCAAATGTCAACATCTGATATCCACTTCTTGCAAGAAAGCCAAGACGAAGGAACTGTTGCTGTA